GCGACAAGCTGCGGCTGCTCCTCGCTGATGCGGGCCTTGTGCTGACGAGACCGTGGAAATCGGAGATTCAGGATTGTGCCGCCTATCCGATTTCGCTCAACCTTGAGGCCAGCAAGCCGCACGTTTCGGAAATTACCGTGTCTGGCTGCATGAGCGTGCCGCGCCTTGGCTTCATGGATAACTTTTTTGCCGCGATGGAAGCGGTGATCCCCTGCAAAGTGAAATTGCGAAAGCATGGCGGGGCCTTTTGGGGCCAGTCCATGACCAAGGCGTTCGAGCGAACCATCGAGGAAGATAACCCGGACGCGATCCTGACCATCGATTACGATTCGATTTTCCTGCCGAAGCATCTGGCTCATCTGATGCAGATTCTGATGCTCTATCCGGAGATCGATGCGCTGGCGCCGATCCAATCGTCGCGGCATTTGTCGACCACGCTGTTCACCGTGCACGGGCCGGAAGGAGACAATGCCTCCGCTATCCCGCGCACTGCTTTCGCTGGTGAAACCACGAAAGTCGCGACCGCGCATTTCGGTCTGACATTGTTGCGCACCAAGAAACTGATCGCGCTGCCGAAGCCGTGGTTTCTACCGATACCCTCGCGTGTAGGCGATTGGAACGATGGCCATGTCGACGAGGACATTCATTTCTGGCGCAAATGGGAAGCGGCCGGAAATACGCTTCATCTCGCCAATCGTGTCGCGATTGGTCATGCGGAATTGATGGTGCGTTGGCCCAACATAAATCTGGGCGTTCATCATCAGTCGATGACGGACTTCCAGCAGAAGGGCGTCCCGGAGGAGTGTTGGACATGATGCGCGGATATCTTGATCGCATGATGCGGCCGCGCGATCTGGTGCTGCAGTTTCATCGCGTGAGCGAACGCGCCAATCCGTCTGGCGTTATCGGTATTCTGACCACATCGCAGGCTTTGAAACCAGGCGATCTGGAGCTCGTCCGATCGTTGGATGTGCGTGAGCTTGTCGATGGCCAGATCGTGAAGATTCCACGGCAGACCAGGTCATGACGGCGCAGGTCATCACGACGATCGTCACGCCTGCAACGACAGCGAAGATTTTCATCGATCTTGCGACGGTGAAGTCCGCGCTTAAGATTTTTGACGGTTCCGAGGATGATTTTCTCAATTTTCTTCGTTCGTGGGCGTCCGCCGAAATCATCGGCTATTGCAATCGCGTTTTTGCGGTCGAGACGATCAAGGACGAATTCTGGCCGCAGCGCGATCCGTATCCTTGGCTCATCCCCGGCGGGGTAAAGCCGCTGCAGTTGACGCGTTTCCCCATCACCGCAAATGGCGTGATCTCGGTGATCGAGAACGGAATCGCATTGGTCGATGGAACGGATTACCGCGTCGATTATGAGAAGGGCCAGCTCATCCGGCTCAATTCTGGGAGCACCTATCCCCGGCAATGGCCGGCCTGGGCGCTTTCGGTGACCTATAGCGCCGGCTTCGATCCGATGGACCCGCCCATTGTCGACGCGGCGTTGCGCATGATCACGGAGCGAAGGGCGGCACGGGGCCGATCCGCCAATCTGAAGCAGGAAAGCATCCCTGGCGTGCGTGAGGCGCAATACTGGATCGCAACCGGAACCGATGCCGGCAATATGACACCCGATGTGGTCGATATTCTCGATAACTATCGCATTCCGATCATCGCTTAAGAGAGAATCACAAATGCTTCGCCGCATCTCTGCCGCCGCGCTTGCGCTGGTGCTGTCGGTCGTCCAGACTGGCGCCGTCAACGTCGGCATCTATACGCTCGTGTCGACGGGCGTCACGACGGCGCTGTCGGCGCAGTCCTACACGCCGACGCTCAATCTCGACGGCGCCACGGCCGTCAGTCTGGAAGCAAATTTCCAATATGGTTCCGGCGGCACGTCGCTCGCGCTGTGGGCGCAGACATCATGCGACGGCGGCACGACCTGGCGCGATGTGGCCCGCTTCGATTTCACGACCTCGACATTGGTGCAGTATGCCAATCTGTCGGGTCTGACCGCGAAGGCGGTGACGACTTATGCGACGCTCGCGAGCGCGGGGGTCAACGACGGACTCATTTGCAATCAGCTTCGCGCCGTAATCACGAGCGTTGGAATCTATGCGAACACGACCGTCAGTCTGCGGGCCTCGGTGCGCTGATGAGTGAGCCATCATCATCGCTTGGGTTTTAGGAAGTGCACTAAATGAGTCCGCAGGAATGCATCGCGGCTCTTGATCGGGTGCTTGCAGAGGATGGCGAGGATATCATCCTTGATCGTCCGATCGGAACTGGAAACAATGTCGCTCCGAACAAAGTGAAGTGCCGAGCCCGTGTCGATGCCGTCTCGGTGCAGGAGATTGCCGCCGGCATCATGCAGACGGATCAGCATGTCATTATTTCGCCGACGCAGATCAGGCAAGCGCAATGGCCGGGAGGGTCAGTGCCAGCGTCGCCGCCGTTCGATGTCGACCAGAGTATTCCGCGGATCAACGACAAGGCCATCGTGCAAAAAAGATTGCGCACGGTCGCGTTCGTCGATCCGAGATTCGTCGACGGCGAAGTGGTGCGGATCAATATGCGGGTGACGGGGTGATGCGATGCCATGACAATCTCAACCAAAATCCAGCCGATTGATCGCGATCTGATCATCAGGCTCACGGGCGCGCCGCAAGAACGAAGCGCGATGTTCGCCCGCTTCGCGCGGGAGAAACTGGTGCAAGCCGAGGAACAGGATCGTTCCGTGCTCGGCCGCGTGCCGCCGCACAAGACCTTCGTCGACGGTAAGGAAGGCGCCAGCGAGGACAGTGTCCGGCCGGATGGCGGGGTCATTATCTATGAGTTCGAACTGATTTCCGAGGCGTTGATCTGGATCGGGGAACAGCTCGTTGCCAATTCGCCTGTCGGCTCTGGCCGCGATCCGCATCCCGGACAGTACAAGAGTTCGCACACGCTGTTCGCGGATGGACGGGAAATCCCGCTCGGGCAGGAAGCGCCGGTCGCCGATGAATATGTCTTCCTCAACGCGCTTCCCTATGCCGCCAAGATCGAGCGCGGGTTGAGCCCGCAATTTCCCGATGGGGTTTATCAGTCGGTCGCGGCGCTGGCATCGTCACGATACGACAACAGCGCGAGAATCACTTTCGCCTATCGGGCACCGCTCGGCGGGAATCTCGTCGGCGGCAGATTTGGGAACCGTTCCGAGAATCGCGTGCCCGCGATCATCGTCAAGCCGAGGTAAAGCAATGTCAGATCATCCCTATGACGGGCCGCAAGTCGTGCAATTGCCGCAGCAGAGGAATGAGATCGCGGCTGCTGGCGACAACATCAGACGCAATCTCGATGCGCTGATCGAGAATCAGAAGGCCATCGCCAAAATCCGACGAGCTGCATTCCTTGCCTATGTCGCGGAAGGATTTACCGAGGCGCAGGCGCTCGAACTCTGCTGCAAGTGATCTCCGATGCCAAGCAAGACGGTCATCGATGCCGTGGCCGCACGGCTCGGCAATCCATGGACGCCGCCGAGCAATCCGCCGGCAGGCGGCAACGGAATCCCGGTCTTCAATCTCAACGAGCAGGCAACGCCTCCCGCAGACGGCTCGGCGTTTCTTGACGTGCAATATCCGACCGCGAGCGAGACGCATGTCGGTCTTGCGGGAATCGGCAACCGGACATTCCGGGAGACTGGAACGATCCGCTTTGTGCTCAGCATTCCGAGAGGGCAGGGAGTCGAGTTGGGGCTTGATTGGGTCGATCAGCTTCGCGCTCTCTTCCGGGCGGCACAGTTCGGCGGGGTGACGGCGCATTCGCCTTATCCGCCCTTCATCGACAACAGCAACGATAACGGAAATTACTTCGTCCTCTCCGTGGTGCTTCCGTATCACTACGACTTCAACGCCTAAGCTGCCTTTCGTAGTCCGCATGCCTCGCGGGCTCATGCCAAACGGTCCTTGGGCAAGGCCACTCGCGCCGTCGTGACGACGCCGCATTCCCTGAGATGGAGAGCCCGCTATGGCTGCAACGAATCGCACTGCTACCGGTTATGTGCTGGAAGTCACCAAAGGAACGACTCCGGCAACGCCGGCCATCAAAAGCCTGCGGGTGACCTCGAATGCATTGGCGTTCAACCCGACGCGGGTCCAGAGCAACGAGATCAGGGCCGATCGCCAGGTCACCGATCAAATCCTGACCGACCTGATGGCGCAGGGGAACATCAATTTCGAGCTGTCGTTCAGTGCGCTCGACGACATGCTGGAGGCGGCGTTCCAGGGGACGTGGGCGAACA